AACAGCCCAATGACCTGACGCCCGGTCAGGATAACCAACTAAAACCCTATTGATACTGACTATGCCCGAGCTTCTGACCGTTAAAGAACTGGCCCATGCGCTGAATCGATCCCCCTGGTATGTGTATGGCATGCGACGGGCGGGGTTTCCGATGCCGGGAGGGACGGCGACGCTTGATGAGGCACGGGCGTGGCTGCAGCTGCGTCCGGGCTTTTCGGCAAAGGCGGCGCATGGGCGGCCGCGTCCGCAGCGGAATTTAGTGCGCGAAGTATAGCCCGCCAAAAACCGCCAAATACCGCCTAAAATTGCAAAAACCTAAGCAGTTGTAACCACGCGCCCGCGCGGCGCACGATAGCAGCCATGCTGACCCGCATGGCAAAATGGATACAGCGCCCAAAGGCCGGCCACGCGGATCCTGAGTCTCGCGCCGCATCCAGCACTGTCGAGCAGCTCTTCACCCAGCATCTGCTGTACGGCATGCAAAGTGCCAGCGGGATCCGGGTGACGCCGCTTAGAGCCCTCGGGGTAGCCACCGTTTACGCCTGTGTCGCCCGCCTGGCGACGACCCTCTCGACGCTCCCGCTCAACGTCTACCGCCGCCTGCCCAACGGCGACAAAGAGCTGGACCCCAGCCACCACCTGCACGACCTGCTGCACGTCGCCCCGAACGAGCTGATGAGCTCCACAGAGTGGCGCTTGTGCATGGAAGGCAATCGCGCGCTCCGCAACAACGCCTACTCGATTATCCAGAAGAACAACACCGGCGAGGTCATCGCCATCCATCCGGTGCAGCCGATGGACGTGCAAAAAACGAGCGGAGTCGTTTACCAGTTTGCGGACAAAACCTACGATTTCAATTCCGTCTTGCACTTCAAGGGCCTGACGCAGGACGGGATCAGCGGGACCGACCTGCTGCACACCGTGCAGGATGTGATCGGTCTGGCCATCGCCCTCGAGGAGAACGCCAGCAAATTCTTTCGCAACAACTCCCGCCCCGGCGGCGTGCTCTCCCATCCCGGGATCCTCAGCGACGATGCCTTCAAGCGCTTGAGCAAGCAGATGGAGGAGCGCCATGCAGGTGTGGAAAATGCCTACAAGCTGATGATCCTCGAAGAGGGGCTCAAGTACGAGGCAAGCCGAGCCGACAACCGCGACAGCCAGTTCGACGAATCCCGCGAGCGCCAGGACCGCGCCATTTGCCGCATCTTCGGAATCCCACCGCACAAGGTAGGCCTAGTGGACAACCAGCCCCGGGCCAACGTGGAGCAGGACAACCTCTCATTCGTGGTCGATACAATCCGGCCGCTCTGCGTCCTGTGGGAGCAGCAGCTCAACCTGAAGCTGCTGTCGCCCGAGCAGCGCCGCACTCACTTCATCGAGTTCAATCTCTCCGGGCTGCTGCGCGGCGACATGAAGACCCGTTACGCCTCCTACGCCCAGGCCCGCCAATGGGGCTGGCTCAACGTCAATGAAATCCGCCGGATGGAGAACCTTAACAGCATCGGCGCTGAAGGCGATGTGTACCTGCAGCCTCTCAACATGGAGTCCGCCGGCCAGCCCAACCCCGAGAACAATGAAGAATAAGGAAATCCGCTTTTACACGACGCCGGCCATCGAGATCCGCAATGCCGAGGCATCGGAGGGCCCGGGCACGATCGCCGGCTATGCCGCCGTCTACGATTCCGAGGCGGAGCTCGGATGGTTCCGCGAAGTGATTCGCAAGGGCGCATTTGGGCGCGCCATCGAGGAGGAGCAGGATGTCCGGGCGCTCTGGAATCACGATACCTCCCTTATCCTCGGCCGCCGCTCCGCCGGCACCCTCACACTCGAGGAGGACGACACCGGACTGCGCTTTGCCCTGGATCTGCCCGACACGCAAGCCGGTCGCGATGCGCTCACCTCCATTAAGCGCGGCGACATTACCGGGATGTCGTTCGGCTTCGAGGCCCTGAAGACCCGCTGGGTCGAGGAGGCCGACCAGGAAACTGAGCTGCGCGAGCTCCTCGACCTCAACCTCTTCGAGGTCTCGCCGGTCACATTCCCGGCCTACGATGATACCCGCGTCGCCCAGCGCGCTTATGACACTTTCCAGGCCGAGAGAGCCAGGAGCACCCTACGCCGGCATATGCAGGTTCGGCGCCTGCGGTACCGGCACCACGAATCCACCCGCCGCTTTTAATCCCACATCAACCCAAAATAAATATGAACAAGTTCATCACATTACTCGCTCTCTTCTTTGGGGGCAATATTCTGCGGATGGCGATGGGCCTGCCGTTTGTCCCCATGGGCGAAGGCCAGGAATCCATTAAGGACACCAAAGGTGTCATCGACTACCGGTCGAAGATCAACGACGAGCTGATCAGCCTCTACGAAAAGGAAGAGCCGACCAATGACGACGACCGGCGCGCCAAAGAGCTCGAGGCAGAGCTCAAGCGCGTCGATGCCGAGCTGGACAAGCGCGAAAAGGTCGAGCAGGCCCGGCGCGAGCAGCAGCGCCGGCAGGAGGCGTACCGCACGCCCGTAACGCCCAGCTACACGCCCGGGATTGGTCGCGACAGCAGCCGCCGCGATGTGGAGCGCTTCTCCGTGCCCCGCCTGCTGCGCAGCCTCCTCAATGGCGAGCGCATCGACGGCGTGGAGCGCGAAATGATGGACGAGGGCCAGCATGAGGCCCGCGAGTCCAGCATCCAGCTCTCGCGCAACTCCGTCATGGTGCCCTCCGTGGCCCTGCTCGGTGAAAAACGCGATATGAGTGTCAGCGGCGGCACCAACGGCAACGCCGGCGGCGACCTGGTGCAGACTAACATCGCCCCGCTGCTCGACGACCTCTTTAACCGCAACGTCCTGGTCCAGGGCGGCATGACGACCTATTCCGGCTTGGTCGGAAACCTCGACATCCCGCGCCTCTCCGCAGGCTCCGATCCGGACCACAAGGCGGAAACCGCGGCAGCCGACGAAACCAGCCCGACGACCTCGGAGCTGTCCCTCAGCCCGAAGCGTCTGCCAGTCTATGCGGATGTCTCCCGCCAGCTCTTCCTGCAGAGTCAGGAGCGAAATCTCGATACGGCCATCCGGCGCCACATCGTCCGCCAGATGAACGAGATCATTCAAAAGAAGCTGATTAACGGATCCGGATCCGGGTCCAATGAGCCGATGGGGATCCTCAACACCAGCGGCATCGGCGCGGTGTCCATGGGCACCGGCGGCGGCGCGCCCACATGGCCGAAGATCGTCGAGCTCGAGACCGAAGTCGCCGTCGACGACGCCGACATCGGCTCCCTCCACTACCTCTCCAACGCCAAGGTGCGCGGCAAGCTCAAAAGCACCAGCAAGCAGTCAAGCACCGATTCGGTAATGATCCTCGACGACCGCAACGGCGGGCTGCTCAACGGCTACATGCCGCTGTGGACCAACGGCGTCCCCTCGACCCTCACCGAAGGCTCCACCACCGGGCTTTCCGCGATCATCTTCGGCAACTTCGCCGCCCTGGTGATGGCGCAGTGGAGCGGCATCGAGTTCATCCTCGACGAGGTCACGCAGGCCGGCTCCGGCCTCATCCGGCTCCACGCCGCCATCTACTACGACGGCGGGGTCCAGCGTCCGGTCTCCTTCGCCGCCGCCCAGGACGTCAGCACCTCCTGACCGTCTCATCATAGTGATAGGTATGTAGTTGTGTTCCCGTCGGAGGACGCCCCTTGAACCAGAAGCCACAAGCAGAGCCGCTCACGCCATTCCTTGATTGTCACAAGGGCGAGACTGCATGGCTTTTCGGCAAGGGGCCCTCCTTCGACGGGTTTTCTTTTGAGAGCGCAGGGCCCCTGCGCGTCGCCATCAACGACGTGGCCGGCCGCGTGCCAGGCTGCCGCTACGGATTCGCCCTGGACGACACCGCCCGCTGGGCCGACCTCTACGAGGGCCTGCCCTACTTTCTGCTGTTCCAGCCCGACGACCTCAACCCCGTGGCCGCCGTGCCGCCGTGCCGGCGCCACATTTTCCACCGCCACCACTCCATCCAGTGGGGGCGCACCCGCGAGCACCTCGCCGCCGAGGGCCTTGCCCTTGGGCGGGGTACCCTCGCCGCCGCCCTGCAGATACTCTGGATAATGGGCGTCGCCAAAATCAATTGCGTTGGAATTGACGGCGGCAAGCGCCACGCCACCTCCTTTGCCTCGCGCACTCCCCTTACCAACAAGCACGTCACCGAGTACGACCGCATCCGCGGCGAATTCATTATCCGGGCCCACCAGCTCGGCCTGCCGGTGTTTTTCGCCGGCGTCCACGATCAACCGCCAACCAACGGAACCATGCGCATCCTATTCACACGCAACACCTTTTACGAGGGCCACTTCCAGCCCGCCGGCCAGGTCATTGACGCCCCGGATCCAAAAGCGCGCGAGTTCATCGCCGCCGGGGCGGCCGTGCTCCATACCGAGCCCCGGCCGATTGAGACCGCCACCGCCGAGCCCCCCGCGGAGA